TTTCTACTAATTTTCCAGTATCAATAATAGGAGTTAATTGAGCAAAATCACCATCAGCACTCTTAACAGTAACATCAGGAGGTGCATGATAATTTCTACCAGAATTTTGTATCATAATGGAAGTTATTTGTCCATTATTAATAACTGGTTTTGCTTGTGCTAACTCACCATTCTCAAAAGTAATTACAGGTTGTCTATTGAAATTAACAATCTCTGAAGCACCATAACCTACTCCATTATTAGTAAGGTCTACAGAGGTCACTACACCCCTTACAACAGGTTGAAGCACTGCTTGGAAGTCTTGCCCTCCTGCCCTTGTAGAGACCCCTATAGAACCTTGTACAGTAGCTACAATGGGTTGATAGTTAAATGATCCACCACCACCTTTTGTTATATCAACAGGAACTACATTATCCCAATAATAATCTTTTTCTCTTGGAGCAACTGTATCCAATGTACTACCAGCACCAATTATTCTTAGACTAAATTCATCATCACTTATTTTTACAACATAGTAATCATAATTAGAATTTAATCCAGTAACAGAATCCCCAGTTTCTGGTGCAGTATATTGAACTATTTCCTTATCCAAATACCCATGTGAAGGAATAGTAAAAGAATTAGCAGCAGTGCTTATTCCACTAGTTCTAATTGTCCTTTTCTTGTTTTGATATCCTTTTCCTTTTTTAGTTATTTCTACACTAGAAACTATTCTCTTTAATTGAGCTGTTTTAATAAATTGTCTACCTTGACCATAATCAGTTAAATCAACAACATTAATTCCATCAACAGCGTCTTGTTCTGTGTTATGTAATTTAATAATATAATTATCAACTACAGAAACATAGTAAGATGATTGAGTAACTAAACCAACAACACGATCTAAATCTCTAGATTCATAGATAATCTCTTCAGCATCTCTAAATTTATGAAAAGTAGTAAATCCAATAGTATTATTAGTTAAATCAACTCCTCTACTTCCTTTAGATTCCTCGCCAGAATTAAAAGGTAACTCATGAGGAACTGCAATAGTTCTTACTTCTGCTTCTGCATCCTCTTCAGCATTACCACCAGTAATTAAGATAACAGGAGTATCAACATAATCATAACCAGTGTTAAGTATTTCAATTCTTTCAAATTCACCTTGAGTAGCAACAGTACCAGTTGCTCCAATTCCAACATCATCATTGATTACAAGAACAGGAGGATTTACAACATCATAATTATAACCACCTCTCTTAACTTCAAATGATCTAACATCTCCATAGTAGATTGTACTATTTTGAGATTTATAGTTCATTATCTCTACGCCATTATTTAAAATACCTGTATATCCAGGAGGCGTAACATAACTTCCACTCTTTTTATCTGGTGGAAGAAGAGCTCTTACTGTTTTTTGAGCATCAAATATTTTATCTTTAAATTCATAATATATGAATAAATTATCTTCTACATCTCCTGTAAATTCAACATAGATGTCATTATATAAATTTCCCTTACTACGGGACATTTTAATTCTATTAGCATCTACTCTTCTTACATAATAAACTCCATCATCTATATTATTAAATCTACTATCAATTGGAGTTTCAAATGTTAACCCATCAGGAGTGGTACTTACAACTAAAGTAACTCCCGCCTTATAATAAAGAGTATCTCCAGTATAAAATCCATGATCTGTAGTAGTTGTTAAAGGAATTTCTTCCTGACTGACTAAACGACCAGTATAAGATATTTTTCTATCATAAGGATTAATCTCCTTATTCTCATATGATGGAATAGAGTTTGTAGCAACTAAAACATCACCAGTTCTAGTTCTTACATAAGTATTAAGAACATTAGTAATGTAATTATTGATATAAGGATATTTTGAAGAATCAGCTTTTAATATTTGATTTTCAAGATCCCAAATTTTTACTAATGAAATATTATTAGATAAGATTACTTCAAATGTATATGGAGAAGTAATTTGAGTAACTGAACCAGTAACCACTACAGGAATAGGATCACGACTCTTCATTATGAAGGTATGTCCTGCTCTTAAATATTGAGTGTCCCAAGTTGTAAATTGATATGTTCTTTGATCTTCATCAAGAAGTGTAATATTTTTTAATTCCCACTTAGTTTTTATATTTCCAATAAAATTAACTGCTTTTTCTAACTGAGATTGTACTCCAAGTGATTGAAGTCTTATAACATCACCTGGTTCATAAGAGAAATTAGGTTCTTTAAAATCAATATCTTGAAGAGCAGCACCAATTCTTACTTGAATTTGGTCTGTAGTATTAACACCAACATAAGCATAAGAATAATCATCTATTCTAGCATCAGTTCCTGCTGGAAATGTATTATTAATGCCTGTAATATCAAAAAATTGGTTAACTGTCTTTCCAGTATATGCTAAAGATACTGGTTGATTATCAACATCCAACATAATAAGCTTTCCTGTATCAGGAAAACCAAGAGTTGAGTCAACATCTAGTGTAGTAGTACCAATACTAATCTCATTTGTAATCTTTGTTTTAGGATTTACATCAAATTCATTAAAAATAGTACCCTTTACACTAATATCTCTAGAAAATCCAGAGTCTATACTGATTTCATGGTATTGTCCTTTATCATAAAGAATAGGAACTACTCTAGTAACTGTTCCTCTTGCGCCTGTAGCTTTCTGATTTATAGTTAAATTGACTAATTCTTTAGGATCACCACTAATAGTTTCAACTATAAAGTCTTTTGTTATCTTATAATCTGCATTTGATGGTCTGAATAAGTAACGATCTGGATGTATAACTTCTACATCTGCAGAATAAAGTGCTCTAAAGAGAATTTCAAAGGCGTTATCAGTACCTTTTGAAGTGTAAAAACTCTCAGAATTGAAAATAAAGTTCCTTTGATTAATTTCTGGAGCAAAAGCTCTATCAGTAAATCCTGGAGCAAACTGAGTTTTAACTTTTTTGAAGAATTCTTGAAGAAAAACTATATTTAAATTCTGAATTGGAGATCCAGAAGTGTGAATTCCAGCAACAGAAGGAGAAAATACCAACTTATCTGGTGTATTTGTCCCAATGTAAGAAGTAATGCCACTGAAACCCCTTTTACACCCCTCAAAAGTGCTATCTGTTTTATAATCGTATGTAATTATTTCATCATCTATCTTAATAAGACCATTATTTTCAGGAAAACCAACAGTAAAGTTTCCTTCAGCACCAGCTTTGATGCTAACAGCACTCATATTCAAGTCACCGTTAAGAATTGTTGAGTCTTTTAGAGCAAATAACTCATCAACTTTCACATAACGGTCTAAATTTTGTATTAAATCATAAGGTCCACCAGGAATTTCTTGAGAAACGTAATAACTCTTTAAAAAATCGGATAAAAGTGGAAAATCTTCCCTCACAAAACGAGGAAGTTGATTTTCAACTATGTCCTGAAATTTAATTCTGGTATCTATTGTCATTTTTTATTAATATCCAGATCCATTACCAGTAGAAGTAGTGGAAGGTGTGCTAGTTGTACCTGCTGTACTAGTACCGTTAGATGATGTAACAGTTCTTGTACTTGTTGTGGCATTATTTGTGCCATTAGATGATGTAGATAATGAAGGAGTACCTCTAACTAAGTGTCCATTAGCATAACTAGAAGTTACTTTATAACTACTACCTGAAGTATTAGTACCAGAGGTAATTTCATCAGGAATCATAGTAACTGTGGTATTACCAACATCCAATTGTAAGTAAAGATCTTGTAATCCAATAACATCATTAGAATATGGACACATGGATATCTCAATTAATGGAACTTCTTGACCAGTAACTCCTCTAGTAAGTTTAGTAGAGATGAAATTTATTGGATTTAACTTAATTTCACCCTTAACATAGTCAATAATTCCAACTGATCTCTTTACAACAACTGGTTGTGTAGGAGAATTTAACTTAAATAAGAAAACTTTTCCTGTTTTTAGGTTTTTATCTGGAAGATCACCAAAATAAACCATATCACTAATACCACTAACCTTAAATCCTGAAGATTTAATGTTATAACCATCCTCACTCTTTATATGAAACCTATTTCCGTAACAAATTTCATATTCTGTATAAGTATTTAACACAGGTTCCATATCCCTTCTCATATGCACAGTAGTAATATTAGAAGTAATAGCAGATTGACTGTTATCAATCATTCCTATGTACTTACTGTACTTAAATCTAGCTCCAAATTTATTTAATTGAGTAGAATTTCCATAATTTGTGATATTATCTACTATAGTATTCTTAACTGTGTTAGAAGAAGCAACTTTACTTGTATCATAATATACAGTACTATCAGTTTCTACATACAAATACTTCAAATCTAGAATTTTAGTAATAATTCCAGCACAAGAGTACTTTCTTAACTCATTTTTTATATTATCTTTAACAGCACTAGACAAATAAACCCCATTATAAGGTTTAACACTAATAAACACCTCTCCATATCTAGGGGGTGTTAATTCTTCACCACCATATGCAGAGACTGACTCTGCTTCAGCATAAATTCTAGGAACTAACCCCTCAAAATCAGATGCTGTAACTGCACGGTTCTGAGAAGAGTAAATTTGTGGAGCATATTTCTTAACAGACTCAATACTTTCTATAGCACTACCACCAGAAGAAGATAAATCAGTATAAACTAAAGAAATTCCAGTAGTAATGGATGTTTCTCCATTATCTATAAGTCTTCCAGAGAAAGTAAAGTTTTGTAGACCATTTGCATCACTACCACTAGAGGTAATATAACTAACTTCTATAAAATTAGGTTCTTCTACCTTTTTACCAAATACACCATCACCAAATATCACTTCATATCTCTCATTTTCTATTTCTTGAAGGAAATAGACCATAGAATCTTTACCTACACCAATTAAACTGTCAAATTTTTGATATTTGTCTCTAACAGAGGATAATTCATTATCTTTTACTATAACTCTAATCAAATCTGCATCAATTCCCACATTAGGAAGAATAAACTTCTGATTTGGGTTTCTTGAACTAACTGTAAAGGTCTGATTTATATAAGTTCCTTCATATACTTCAACATTATCAAAATTAGCAAATCCAGTGGATAAAACAGGAACAGTAATGTCTTCAGGAATAGCAAAGGTATAATTTCTTCCACCAAACTTATTTGCTGTTGTTAAAACAATACCAGCTTTTAGTGTCAGAGTAACTGATGATTGATTTGTACAATCAACAGTAAAAGAAACTAATGCTTTTGCTGCTTTTCTAGATCTAGGTACATACCCTATATTCCTTGCCAGTGACACCACATTCTCCCTGAGAGTGGCAGAATCAATGAACACCTCATTAGTTACCATATTGGCATTATATGAGGAAATATAGGTATTATAAGCAAGCGTATCAATAATTGCAGATAAATTAGATCCCTCAAAATCATAATCAGTGAAATTAGAATTAGATCTAAGATAATCTTTGATTGAGGTTTTTATCTGGTCAAAATCGACGTTGCTAAAGTTTACTAAAGGCATTTATTTACCTAGTGGGTTCTAATGCGAACGAGAGTTCTTGTTCTGGCACATCAATGCCAACAATATAATATTTTACTGTTACGTTATATTCATTGTTATCATAATTTGGTTCACATAGTACATCATTAACATCTACACGTGGCTCATAATTTTCAATAGTAGTAATAATCTCTTCTTTCAATGCAGCAGCAGTTAATTTATCCATATTCTCAAATAAAAGGTTATTGACATTAGATCCTAGTACAGGAGCAAAAGGTCTTTCACCTTGTATTGTTAATATTAGATTGCGTACTGAACGTGAAATTGCGTTCTCATTTTTTAACGCAATTAAATCATTACTTAGAGGGTTATTTTGGAAACTAGCACTTAAATCTAGAAATCCTTTACTAATCCTTTGAATAGGCACGTATTAATGTTACAGTAATTATTGTTTATTTATTACAGTAAGTTCAACTTTTAATCTTGGATGGGAACTGGGTTCTCAAAATCATCATATAATTCAGGATCTATATCATTTCTTTCATATAGATCGTTGTGTTTTGACTCCCTTTTGGGTTTAGGCATTAACCCATCGTAATTGATTTCTCTTAAGAAAGATTCTTTAGTCGTCATAAACTCTACACTCCATTGAATCAGGATGGTTATCGCAATACACTTCTAAGTGTTGATCTTCATGTCTTGTATGCCAATCATTAATCTTAGCATCATTCTTATCTACCTCTTCCTCACTATGAGCATGAAAAGCATCATTGTGAAGTTTTAGATCTTCTTGAGAATATTCAAGCATACCATGATTGACATGCTCCTTACCATCTTTAGGATCTAAGTAGACCTCATGATCTAGGTCGTGTTCTTTAACAGTCATCAGTACCCCCTTAAGGTTTAACTATTTACTATCTTTTTTAATTAGAGCGGCAACCCCCACCATCAAAAGTATTAGGATCATTACAATCCCATAAGCAATCAGTATCCACATAGATCTATACTCATATACTACAGAGAGGAAGAGGGGTTTCCGCGGTTTTTTTTATCTCCCCTGACCCCTATATGGTTTCTTTGCTCTATTCCTAGAAGTAGCAGCATACTTAGTATGTTTCCCACTGCCCTGCAGTGTCTTCTTAGGAATAGTTTCAACAAAGTCCTGTCCACTCAGGGACTTCTTCATGATAGCCATATTATATCACCCTAGTCTTTTCATGTCCTACTCTAATTCTAGGATCACACCAGATCTCAAATCCAGCATCCATAGCATCTAAGCAGAAACTCACATCCTCTCCACACATATCTTGGACAGCACCTGATTCAAACACCTGCATCTTAGGAGCAAACCAAGGATACTTCAGATCAGGATGCTCAAACACACCCTTCTTAATCAGCACCCATCCAAACCCAGTGTAGTCAACTGTGAAAGGCTTCTTCCTCTTGGAGATACCTTCAACCATTTCATGGTTCATGACCCCACCATTGGTTCTGAAATCATCCTCTTCTAACCAATGTGCTACAGAGGTAGTTCTACCATCTTCAGTAGCATACCAACCTGCTGCAATCTGTCTCTCCTTACTAGGATCTACAGTTTGTCTGATACCAACTACCTTAGTCTTTGGAGTACCATCTTCATTCAGTATTGCATTACCTTCATCATCTTTCTCTTCTTCTGTAATTGCCTCCTCAGTAACTGCTTCTGCAGGGAGAGCCATGTCAAGCAATTGCCAGAACTTCTCAGTGTTAAAGACTATATCTGAGTCAATCCATAACTGATAATCGTAATCTAACTTTCCGTCCCAAGGCATCTGATCAGGACCTCTCAGTACATTTGCACCTAAACACTTACATCTTGCAAAGTTTACCATAGATGAGTAATCTTGTGAGATCTGCAAACTCATTTGGTTTTGTACAAGATCAAATGCTAACTGCAAAAAGTTTTTCAGGTAGACATAGGAGACGCCCCTGCCAGGTAAGCAGAAGACTATCTTCTTTCCACGCCATCTGCGTTTAATGGCATCATAATCCCACTCAGGTTTATCCTGATTCTTACTCTTGGGTTTAGATGCCTTTACAGTAAATCCTTTAGCCATTAATAATTCACCTTATTTGTTATAATTATAGTACAATATTTAGAGAGTGTCAATAAGACTTCTCCCATTTTTGTGGGGGGTTTATATCACCCTTCTCAGGCACACAGTTGTTTACCCCAAACATCACAAATACCCCTAAAAGGAAAAACACAGTGAACCTTATAGGGGCAAAAATTACTTTCAGCATTTTTTTTATATACCAGAATTTTTTTTATCTTTTTATATCTCTCTAGCAGTTTCCCACTGTTGTAGGTTAGGGACTTACCCTTTTTTCGTTTAGGGTTCGCATCGCAACCCACCTCACTAACACTTAAGAATAAAATCACTGTCCCTAAGTGTTAACAATCAGGGGGAGATTTAACCCCCTTAACTGTTACTAACTAACACACAGATTGTAATGCTTAAGTAACACTAAAGCACTGTAAATTGCACCTCCACAATATCATCGAGCACTGATAGGATTTCACTACCATTGTTCGCATTTTCCAACAAGAAATAAGCAAAGTTTCTTGACATTTTCTTTATGTAATCAGGTGTTCAATTTGTGTAACTTTAGGGCAAACACATTCCACACTAAGTTATAGTAACTGTTTTCTCTTATATGTTATCGTAGAGGGTAAGACTGTGACCTTTACTTTCTTACCTTCCTTCTGTAATCTTTCAATGGTTTGTAATAGTTTGGAATAAGAATTCATAATGATTAAGTGTTAGTCATTACTAGGTCAATTTACAGGTAACTAACAATTAACAGGCACAGATTAACAAAGGGTTTGTGATACTTTTCCACAGGGTTTTTCCACAAGTTAGTTGTTACTTAGTGCTGTAACTGTTTGTATTACATAGTGAGCATAAACTGGTTTTAGTTTGTGATGTTTACTTATACTTAATTATACCATACAAACTATAAAACTGTCAAATCAATCTGTATGTTAAAAAATATATAATTCCTCTTGTAATTTGGGAGATTATGTGATATAATGCTCCCTTAGATGACTATAAGAAAGTACATTTAATAAGGCATAATAACAATAATAAAGTATCAATTAAGAGGGGGTATTTAGAAGGGTTAAATATACCTTCTTTTACCTAATATGGATAGTTTAGGATACTATCCAGAGAATGATTCTCAATAAGGTATAAACAACTCATAATGATTTAAAAAGGGTTTTTAATACTTAATTAACCTAAAAACAGGGTATTTATGATAGTTTTCCACAGGTAATTACAGATAATAGGTTATTACATAGTGGTGTTAATACCTCTTTGGTATCTTATCAT